GTGCGATTTCATCACACCAAATCGTATAAAGTCTGCGATTTCATCCGAGCAAAATTTCCCCGCGGTCCAAGACCACGAGTACAAAACTCTTGATTCAATCTTAGACCACGATTTCGTGGAGTAATCTCATCGAAGGATAATGAGCGAGCCGACCGCATCGACCTCTTTATATACAATCCAGGTAAAACCTGGTTCCTTCCAACATGCAGTTCATACATCAAATAAAGATATACAAAATACAAACACTCTGTCTTCATGGTGATTGGGAGATTTTCCAATTCTTAAACACCTCAATTTTACTCTGTTGTCATGGCGATAGGGAGATTTAACCTATACTTAAACGCCTCAAATTCACTATGTCTTCACGGTGGTGGGTAGATTTCCCCACTCTTAAACACCTCAAGGATCCGCCTACGCGGGTGTGGGCACCACGGTGGCATAATCCAGCGTGGGACAGCACAGCCAAAAGAGACATGTGAAGTCCGGTGCCGCAGCCACTTGTGTTTGCACTGTGATGTACCTGTTGGCCTCTGAGCCAGTCGCCTTGGACAGTGTGAGCTGCAACATTGCACCCTGTCTGTCGGTTCCATCAGCACTGTTACCACTCGGAATGCTTGCAGGCGCAACCAGTGTGAAGTTGGAGTACTTCAAGTCCGGTAGCTGGAACGAGATGCTTCCATTGGTGTCAGTGTGTGTTATCGCCATACCAGCCAGGCCATCCGCAAGATACTGACCCCTACCACCAAATCTCAATTGACTCGAGTAGGTTGAAGCGGGCCAGAACTGGGAAGAGACCGTTCCGAGTGTGTCATCAGTACTCGCAGGTGTGGTAATACGTGCGACTCGTGCATCTGTGACCTTGCCATACAGGTCCGTTTGCGGCGTCACCACATAGTTCATCCCACCCCGGCACCCCACGAACATGTTAGCCACGTAGGATACATGCGGCATAGTGTTGAAGGCGAACGGTGCAGTCCCGAACGCGGCGACGATGCGATTGGCGAGACTTGTTGTTGGGCCCGCTCCATTGTACCCTGGCGTATATGGCAAAATCCGATACACTCGCTTAGACACGGCCCTCACTTCATTTGTGAAATTCGGTATGGGTACTGTGTCCAGTGTGTGATAGCGGTGTAACAGACATCTGAGAGAATTGATCTGCTCGCCATAGTTCTGTGCATAGCGCTCCGAATGCGGCGCAGCTTTAGTACCAAGGACATGTCGCGTCGGTGTGATACTTGTTAGCTCCTCGCCCTGTAGCGCAAAGAAAGATGGGACCTCGTTGGTTGTCTCTCCCCCAATGTGATCATCGGGATTCGCAAACTCAAAATCATCCCCACCCTTCGTGAACACCAAAATTCGGATAGAACCCGTCGTCGGTGCGGTGAGAGTTGTCAAGACACGAATCGTGAGTAGACCGTTATCGAGCAGGTCACGCCGCGTCAGCGCTCCCGAAGCACTCCAATTTGTGGTCAGCGTTTTGTCGACGTTCAGCCATGGGTACGCTTGGTGGTATGGTACCTCAATCTCGATATCATCTTCTTCGCCAATGTCCACAATCTTGGTGTACACAGAGTTGACATCTGGATTGGTCGTCGCAATGTTGCCCACTGGGTCGTATGAGATCTTCAAACGCCCTTTGTGGAATTTGGTGGCGACAACTTTGATACGGAACACCAATGAACCCCGCCAGTTGTAGAACATCTGGCCCACATACGACAGCGGAGTGTGGTAGACACGTGTCCCAACTGTGACGCTAGCGGTATTGTTTACTGCAACCTGCTGGAACAGTGAGGGTGTCACACGATTTACCCAGAGCAAAGTGTCAACGGCAGTGGCTGTGTTCCAACTCGTGGCCCCTAGAAAAGACTCCTTCGATTTTATGTATGGCAAGGACAGCTCATCCTGAGCCTTGAGTCCATGCAACGTTGGATCTATGGAGAGTTCCTGTTTAGGGTCGAGGGAGAACTTCTGTACTGCAGTGCCGATGTTCGACGAAGCCAGCATAGGCGCGTTCATAGGCATCATACCGTGCACATCCGCGATGACAGGCACGTTCGTGTAGCCAAAGATTTTTGCGATATTGCCGACAGCAGTCGCTCCAATAGC